CCAAAATTAAATGTGACTTCAGCATCAGCACCAGACCAATTACCTATGGCTGGAAATAATCTTCTTGTTGTCATTGCTATATTGTGTGGAGAACCTCCAGTACCAAAACCCCAATTAGTTCCTGCTGAAGGGTCACCAGAACCATAGATAGTTCCATTTAATCCTGCCCAAAATCTACCATTATCTGCATCTAACCATATTCTAAATATATCTCCATCGGTAGGAGTACCACTACCATAAGATTTATTATAAGTGCTACCTCCATCTCCAGGTCCATATAATAATGTTTGATTTTGTGAATATAATCCAAATTGTTGAGCCCCACTTGGATGTGTTACATTATTGTATGCTAGTTCTGTATCAAGATTAGTAAAATCATTAACCCAACCTATTATCATACCATTATCAGAATTAAAAGTGTTTACATAAACTTCATAATACCATTTTCCAGAAGTAACTCCAAAAGTTCCTATTGTGGTTTCATTACTAATGTTAGTATATTTTAAGCTACCTCCAGCATGTGTGGTAGTAAAACCACCTTTTCTATTAGATACATCAGTTGAACCAGCTTGTTGTCCTAATGGATTTAAAACACAAAAATTTGAATTAGTTGTCATATTAACTCCCTGTTCCGTTGGTGGGTGAATCTAAAGTTATGTCATCGTTATCTAAATTAGTAGCTGTAAAATTATTACCATTACCGCTACTATCTGTACCAATAGCTCCTTCAGCAAATTTTAGGTGGAATCCATTATTACCAAATGATAAACCACTCGGATCCTTTGGAATCCAAATTCCGTTTTTACTCTGGGCGACCTCAGTTGGAGCATAAGATTGTCCATCAAAAAATAAAAACTCTGCGTAATATAAGTTTGTTCCATTTCCAACATGACCTATACCACTGTTTTGACCAACATAAAATGGTTCGCCTGCATTTATATGTGGTACATCTTCATCTTGAGAAACATTACTCATAGAATAACCAGTCAATTGTGTTCCATTAACGTACACTCTAATCCTATCTGCTGCTGTTGATTGTGTTGTATCAAATCTGTATAACACGTGATACCAAGCACTAAAATCTTCAAACTGTTGATCTGAAGAACCCACACTAGCCATAGTTGTTTGTAAATCAAAATTTATAGCATTATTACTATCAAAGGTTGAAAAAGAATATTGTGAGCCACTTGTTCCACTTGTAAATATAACAGTTTTTGCAGTATCATCTAATTCAGTATGTCTCTTTAACCACATACTAATTGTAAAAGTTTTCTCACTTGTCGCTGTTCCCATTGTTCTACTTAAATACATTGCTCCGCCACCAGTAGTTTGTAACAAACTTTGTTCGATTTGATGAGGGTAAAACCCTGTTGCACTTGCAGACTTTTGAAAAAATTCACCTTGAAGTGGCATTAAATATAACTCCTATGCAAATGCAAGTTGTGGTGATCCGAGCAATATATTATCGGCAGCTTGAACAAAATAAGGTAGAATATCTACGGATGATGCAGCAGTAGATATAGTTAATCCTGCTCCTCCAGCAGTTTCATAATCTGTACCTAAACTTAATGTTCTACTACCAGTACCATCTTGTATAATCATAATAATACCAGACTGTCCTACTGATTCGGTAGATGGATTAGCTAAAGTTACATTACCAGTAAAAGTCAAAACGAAGTTCTGGTACAAATCGAAGTCTAGCGTAGTTGAGCCAGTTGCGTTTGCAGTTTGTGTAGCTCCTCTTTGTCCAGCAGTAAAAGTATTTGCTACATCTTTAAAAACTGTATCAGCATTATAAGCTTGAACATCACTTCCTATTGCTAAACCTAAAGCTGTTCTTGCAGCACTAGCGGTTGTTGATCCTGTTCCACCTTTTGCTACTGTTACTGTTGGTAAACTTGCTGTGCCTATTGCACCACCTAAACTATCTAATGACACCTCTACGATGTTCGTTCCGTCTGCGTATGCAAAATATATTTTTTGTTGGTCTGGAGAAAAGCCAGTTCCACTTGCAGTTTTAATAGTCAAGTTAGT